TTTTTTTTTTTTTTTTTTTTGTAAAAGAGGTTTATAAACCTCTAATGAAAAGGTGAGAATCAAACGAGGTTCAATTTATTTATATAGCGTTCTCGCGCTCTTAGATGTAAAGGTAAGGCGGTGCTCCCTGAAATCTCATTAAAGAGAAATCTTCCGCAGCAGCATAGTCATGTTGGACAAACATTGTCGACACGTCTATGGTGCGCATAGGGGACGCAACCGCAAATCTTCGCATCAGTGTGGCCTCTACATTGGAGTTAGAGGCAGGAAAAGGATCGTCTGAAAAAGAGATGCCAAACAGATTGCTCGTATAGAGAGGCACTTCAAATTCAATCCCGGCGTTAGTGGATGTCATGTATTCTACAGTTCCATTGACACTCGACTTGCAAAAATCGAATGAACTTGTAGTCAAAAAGGCATCTGGGACCACGACAGTCGATGGGATGGTTAGTGAAACCTTAGTCTTAGAGACTTGGGGTGTCGTATAATTTCCAATCAAACCGACTCTATGCTTGTAACCCCCTCGAATGCCCAAAAATGCGTACCTCAAATAGCGAACAATGTTCGCCGGTTCAGTGCGCATCGTGGCAGTGAAGGGAATATCAGGAGCAGGATAATTCTGAGCCAGATACAAAGAAACTGGCAAATCATCAACTCCAGTCATAGGAGTTGCCATTGATGTCCGAGATACAAATCTCTTAGCCAATCCACGGAAAGAAACAGGGGCCTCACCAAAGTGAAGCTCATTGATTCCATTCAACGTCGCAGTGGATTCATTCAAATTGTCATACATATCTTTGACTTCCACCTCACCAGACTGAGTGGTTGGGCGTTGCATCGGAAATCTAGTTTCAACCATCTGATTGAATCGCATCTCTGGAGCAGAAACATAAACGTTCACTTGGACACTCGTATCGTTAGGTGATTGCAGAGTGGTGAATGGGACAACAGCCATATATCCATTGGCAAAGTTGAATAGCCCATTTCCAAGAAACCCAATCGTTCCGATATCTCCAAGCAAATCAATAGTCAAATTCCGCATCCAAGCTTTTGGGGCGGCCCATTTGACAGTGAATGAAACATCAGTCGTCTCCTGTATATCAATAATCTTGACAAACTGTTCATTCAATAGCAATTCGGTATCAATCAGACCATTCTGAGCTATGTTTGGTTCATAGTAGAAAGCAAGCTTTCCACGATGAAACTTAGAACAGATGATCTGAAAATGAAACACGATGTCTCCGCGCCAATACTCAAATGGAGCAGAAGCGAATGCCAATGCAGTTGGTGCAACTACGAACTCCTCAGGAAAACCTCCCAACGAAAACCTCTTGGCTATCATTGGGCTGACAGGAACCATCCAAATACCCGATTGCAATGACAAATCACTCACACTCCACTCAAAAGTATCGAGCAGACTTACTCGGCCAGTCATGGCAGCAATTGACATGTCATCAGTACTAACACCGGTGGCGCGTGGATCAACGGACAGTTCTTGCATAGGATCCAAAGTAATCCTCTTCCCTGTATCATATCCAATGATCTGCGCTCCATTAGCGTATGGCTCATTCTTGACTCTGACTGGCTCATTGTTCATTGTAGGAACAGAAAAACCAAACAAAGAGGCAATTGCAGCAGCTCCTTCAAAAAAGATTTCACTAGCTTGTGCAAATGGGCCGATGACTGGTACTTTGGTCAGATGAGCTGCAAATTCAGATGCTCTAGTAGCAAAGCTCTCAACTGGTCCAACTTCTCTCTCATCACCGGCTTGGGTGGCGACTTCGATAACTGTTCCGGTAGTGGTTCCTAATTCAATATTCTCCATAGATGCATAAACAAATATAGAGATCTGAGTAGGCGTGTCACTAGCAGATCTAACTTGGTTCAAAGTATTGATATACAATTTACCAAGTCCGACTGCATCATTGTAACTTGTTCCTTCAGAAATCACTAGAGGACTGTTATTAAACAATCGAATCATAGGTTGCACATTAACATACTCGCACATCATCTCAAGAGGTTGGTTATCACTAACTCGCATTAATGCAACGCCAGGTGCCTGAGACAAATATATCAAGGCTGCCAATCGTTGCGAACCAGCAAGCTGGGGAGCAAGGTAGCCAAGGGATGCATTGTTATTAGCAAACGGTTGATAAGAGACCTGAAGAGTACCATAATGGAAGGGAGTTCCTGAAACAGCAATTCTTACCCTCATATCTCCGCGTACATACGCGAAGTTTCTTAATTTGGCACGAACGGCTGGATTGCTTAGAAACGCATCCCAGAGATCAACTTCATAAGTCAAATCAACACTTTCATCCAGGGATATCTTTGCAATCGTGATTGGTCGTTTCAAGAAATTTTCCAGATACAACACATTCATCTGACCAGCATCAACATCACGTGACTCTCCAGTAGATTTCATCTCTGTGACATCTCCTCCCACATCTTGAACATTTTCAACATCTTCACCAGCATCAGCTTGCGTCAATATGTCTTTTGCCTCAAGACGAGTCAGGGCTCTCACCACAATCTTGCGAGATGCCTTGACGGCACGAATCTCATTGTGCAGGTTGTGATAGACCTCAGCAGATGAGTACAAAGCACTCCTCTTATCTATTCGCGGCGACATTTTGATTGCTCTCCATGACATGCCGACTAAAGGATCAGAAAATTCTTTCATTTCCATCTCCAAATTTGCAAGTTTCTCATTCAGCACTTGCAGCTGTTTATTTAAAGTTTGTTCTTTAGTTAGCCCTTGAATACGAGGAAAGAGTCGACTAAAACTCTTACCAAGTTTGTCCTTTAAATTCCTTTGGGCATCGCGGAAACAACGATCTACTAGAGTCTTCATTCCATAAGTGTAGTCCCCGGACTGGGTCTTCACTTCAGTGGACTCTAGGGCCTGTCTTCCTTCTTGTTCAGGCAAATTAGAATCAGAACATAAACTTTCTTTCAACTCATAATAAGTTGAAAGACTGATCTTGCATTTAGGAAATTTCATAAGAAACTTTTCAATCAAATAGCCTCTCATTTTGTCAAAAGACTCGGGTTCCAAATGAAAGAAGAATTCTCTCATGGCTGCTTGAATAGTTTGCTCCATCTGAGCTTCCTCATTGACAACTTTAGAAGGTGAGTACCACTGCAGACTCTTAAAAATAGAATCCAAACTAAGTGGTGCTACTATCCTTTCCAACTCTTTGTGGTAAACAAAGGTTCTTTTAAGGAAAGACATAGTTTCCAAAGTCACAAATCCCTCAGCGATTGCTGATTTCGAAGTACTGGTGAATTCAAGGCCCATCTCGCCACACGCTTTAGAAAACGTGATAGCATTGAAATCATCCTTGACTTCATCACTAACGGAAGCTAGCACATCATCACCATAAGAAACTGGACACACATACGTGAAAAAATCTTTGTCATTAGTCTTGTCGTTAGTCACCCAGATATACACCATTATCAGAAGATTTCGTATAGAATTATCCTCGGCTGTGGCATACTTTCCTGATGGCTGCAAGGCCGGAACACAGAACATTTCACCTATCATCTCAACAAAAGGGAATAGATTATCACTCAACAAACCAGTGCAAACAAGCAACTGGCAATAGTTATAACCCAACAGTTCCAACAGTTTAAGAACAATCACATTCGCACCCACTCCGATATCAAAGGGCATACTAGTATCGTATCCCCCATAATCTCCCTCAAATATATTGGGAGCGAAGTTCTTCATTCTATCATATAGAAAATGGGCTTGCCTGTGCATATCTATGCCTATCGCGGTGTAGAAACAAGCAGAGAACTGGATCATCAAGCTATAAAGCGGACCAAGATACATGCGTTGAGCCAACAAAAATGCAAACGGCGTTGCGTAGAAAACACGAGTTTTCCCATTCTTGGCTTTGTCAACCAGCCTTGGTTCATCTTTCAACTGTGCTCGATAAACGGGACCATATAGTTCCATTCTTTCATAGCACTCTAGCAAAGCAATCAACTCTTCAATGATTTCATCTTTCAACTCATCCCGCACCTTCCCTTGATCGTCAACATATCTGTCGACATAATTGATCTTGGGACCAGGGGTCTTGTGACCAGCTGCTTTATTCATGTCAAGACGGCGCATAAACGCATCTTCAGCGAAGCCATTGAGAGCCACTTCCGTAGTATATGGTTGCAAAGGCTGAACATTTTGCTCCTTCAAGTTATAAATAACTCGATTGATAATTGTTGCAGCCGCTACCATAACATAATGCGGATCCAAAGTCTTCTTTACTACTGCCAGTTTACGAATATTATTGTTCCATGGTGAAATCCACTGTCCTTCAATGGACTTGGGCATCATCATTGGAATCGTATATCTTTCGCTGCGAACATATCCAACAATCTCCTCAAAGGCTCTAGGCAAATCTCTTGCCAAAAAACTCTTCTTGAGAGAACTCTTTTGATTCATCATAGGAGTTGCTACTGATCCAAAGTAAGAAACACATCCTAAGTCCTCATAGCGTACTGGGGACTTTGCATGTGGTTCTTTGCCATGTTCATTTGACGCCTGTGAATAGACCAAATAAGCTCCATTAGTATAAGACATGCGCATCGCTGCTTTGATCATATCCTTAGTTACTACAATAGCATACGCTCTCTTATCCACCAGACTTCCAGCTGAGTGTAGACCGAGTATGGAACAACCGCCATCTCTACGTCCAACAACCGGGATTGCACACGCACCAGGCGTATGATTCTCCCAGATGTACTCTATCACTTGCTCATATCTGAGGACACCAGCGAACTTATCACTCACTTCCAATGGTCCTTCAAAACTATCAGAGACAGTATCAAAGTCAGCAATCATAGAAATCACATTTCTGATCTTCGTGACAGCCGATGGGAAATGGGAAACAATATTCTTGAAATTTATAGAACTCAGATGTATCAAATACAAGTCATTTGTAACCTCTATCAAATCTGTTTCATAAAGTGAAGTTTCAGCATATCTCAAACCATCCTCATTGGCATAATAGCCACCATGAATTGCCACTTGGATTTTAACCAACTGACCACGGATAGTCGTACCAAACGCATGTTTATGAATCAGTGCACAATTTCCTGCAACCCCTAAGACATAAGTCTTAAGAATTCCAATCCTGGCGTGTCGCACATTGCGGTAAATGGCATCTCTGAATAATTTCAGGTCACCCACATATACGCTAGGAGTAGCAGTTATCATTGTATTCCACATTTGTTGCTTCTCAGCACCCTTCAAGGGAATTCGCACAGTACCATCAGAGCAATCATACTTTTCTTCAATTTCATTGAGTTTCTCTTTCAAAGGAGTCATATCAGTGAAAGTTGAAGATTCAGTCTTAATTTTGAGGCTTTTCCAGTAAGTGACAAGTTTATAGATCAAGGCAACGGAGACAGTAATTCCCACCAGCCATTTGGCACACTTTTCATTACTGAAATTTCTCCTATCATAAACACCACGAAAATAATCCTGGGCTTGATTATACCTATTCCTCAGGCCACTCATCTCCCATTGTACTGTTGCAGTTATTCTCCTATCTAAAGTTGGACTAATCCACATACAGAAGAGAAGTGTAGAAACAATCATGATGATGACCGCTGTTGTTGCGAATGCTGGCACGAATGTTACTATCGCAAAATTGACAATCGCAAACGTGACATAACGTCCTCTACTAGCAAACACGCTCATATAAATTCGCATGATCGAAAAAAGGGTCCTCATAATGAACAACCACAACTTCAAGACATACCATATAATAGTACTGAACTTCCTGAAGTTATCACGTGTACAGACGGCTCGCAAGCTGCCAAACATCGTGAGATACCCCAGAATCACATCCAAATTATTGCCGATAGCAATACAAACAGATATTACTCCAGAAATGAATCGAATGGGTAAACCCAACAAAGTAAGATAGTGCGCTATTGAATTCAAAGCCCCACCTATAAAGGTTGGGGTATATTCTTCAACAGCAATCTCATTATCGCTCACTTCGGATTCTTCATCTGAAACGTCATTCTCATCGACATCTTCTATTATTGGCAAATCATCCAATTCAGTGTCAAAATTTGCATACCGCGCTTCTCTCGCTTCCCACAAGGCGCCATTTCTAACGCCAGGATCTTCTTGGAGATCAGGAAATTCGGGATCAGGATCAGCAGCATATTTCTCTTCTACTTCTTCTTTTTCATCAAAAACCATTCCTGCTTCTGTCATAGGATAAATCTTTTTCATGATTTCATCAAATCCAGAAACTGTACGATCGGCAACTAATTTGCCAGAAGTAATATCATTGGTGATAAGTGTTGCAAGAACCTTAGTCAAACTAAAGATATCAGAATCTGCATCTCCAGCATTCAAGAGAAACTCAGTTGTAAAGTCTTCCAAACTTATAGGATGTCTTTTAGTAACTGTGAAATTCCATTTGTCATAGAAATCATCTTCAGGATATCTATCCTTATCCAATTCCTCTGTTCCTGGAATACAATATTTCTCTTTGACATAAGGCCTAATATAAATCATCCTGCGATAAAACGCAGTTGGATTATTGACCGTATGAGGTAGATTCATATCCACAACATTAGTATCTATGAAAACTGCTTCAGGATTTATGAAATTCGTTCCTTTTTCTCCCACAGCCGACATATTGACGGAATGAGGTAATTGATCCACAACAGAAGTTAATTCTGCTAGAGCATCATCACCCCGCGCCTTAGCAATAGCCGCCTTCAATGTACCCATCTCTGAGTAATGAATATACGGTGTAGAAAATGTATTGTAACCATCCCAGAAATCAGAGGACATAACCCGCTCAAATATATGAGTTGGTTCAAACTTGCGCCCTTTAATACGGGAATGAAGTCTCGCAATAAATTGCAGAACAGCACTCTTCCCTATTCCAGGTGGTCCAAATATCACAAAACAAATGGGAGCAGCACGCACACCACCCGCAAGAACTGACTTAATAGCAGTTCGAGTGGTTACTAAAACGTTTAACGCTTTTTCTACTTCCACACTGTTCGGAGAAAATGGATTCATCTTCTCATGCAGGTACTCAAGAGACTTAACAACAGGATCACTTTCCGCCATAAATTCCTTAGCACACATGTGGCCAGGAACTGGCAGTCCATAATAGACATTAGGCGCTCTCGCGACCAAAGAACCAGCTTTGAACAATGCTTGACGCAAAGGATCTGCAGTTGAAAAGATCTCACACATAGGAGCTCCGTCAATTGTTGCTTCAACAACTCTGACTAAACTAGCAACTGATGATAATATCATCACGCACGTCTCAGGAATCGTAGACTGAACTGGCTTACCCACCCAATTAACAACTTTAGCATAGACATTCTTATCAAAGAAATGCCATGATGCCAATATCATAACTATCTGTTGGAGGGCCATTGCAGCCTTAGAACTTAAGACCATGGTCATATTTGAACTCATGAAATCAAGTGTATCTGCAAGAGATTCAGTTGCCACAGAAGTAGGACGAAAAATCCTCCACATTCTAATGGGATCTTCCAAATCCTTCCATGCTTGTGGGACACCCAAAAAATTGATGTAACTCCAAATTATACTCGCATCGGCAACAGGGCCAGGCGAATATATAAGCTGATGGATCATCAAGAGTGTTTGAAACTGCGTAGGATAATCACTAATCAAGCCAGTACAACTCTCAAGAACGGCAGGAACAGCTAGAGCAATTCCACGAACTATGAAATCTGGAACATGTTGGCCGAAATATTCGGCCTGTGTTTCAATTTCACCAGATTCGGTTATAATTTGTTCTTTCTCTTCCTCTTCCTTCCTCAAGGCTTGTCTAGCTTTCTTTCTCTTATGCTTTGCAGCCTTAGATCTCAAGAAAGCTTCACGAAACGCTGTCTTCTCTTTGCGAGTGTAGTGAGGCTTTGGCTGAGCTTTCATCATGGATTCTTTAATTTTCTTTTGTTCTTCTTTCCAATTATATGAAGCTTTTTCACCAGTAAAGTTACCTTCCTTATCATATTGATCAAGTATACAAGTGTTCTTATTAGAACGTCTGGTAGTGTCAATAGCTTTATCAGCCATACGCCTATCATATCTTTTTGTCTTGTTCTTTAAGATCGCGGATTCTCTAACTTTCCCGGCAATACCAGCTAAGTCACTTGGATCTCGTTTAGAGAGATCAGCCATTCGCTTAGGATCTTTCGCTTTAGATTGCAAAAGTTTCCGAACATTAGTTCTCGCAGCAGGGCCTAAGCCCTCCTCTTTCTTTTTGCGAATCAAATCAGCAAAAGCTTCTCTATCATCAGCTGTCAAATTTCCATTTTCCAAGTTTTTCAAATCTTTCATAAACTCGTCATATGGTTTCTTTAAAGCTAGCGATAACAAAAGTGCAGCTTCGGTATTCTTGCCGCGTTGAAGTTTTTCATCTATATCTTCTTTAAATTCACGCATAAGCTCCAAATCAATCTTGTGTTTTTTCATATATTTCAAATCTTTAATAAACTCAAGATAGGGCTTCTTCATGGCTTCAAAGTAAGAAGGATCACAAACTACTTGTTTAATCTTCTTGTCTTCCTTAAGAGGTTTTTTCTCCTCATCAGACAAGAAAGCATCAAACAAATCTTCAGCAGGTTTAAAATTAGCATATTTGCTCTTTTTCTTCTTGACCTCTGCTGGCTTAGGGTCAGGTTTTGCCTTAATTGGCTCAACCTGGGGTACTGTTCTTGAAGAGACAGTCTTCTTGGTCGAGTTATTTACTATGTATGTACTCGATGCCTCACCCACGTTTTTAAGCGCGGGATGCTTGCGATATTTCGAGGTCCGTAGACCTCTTTTCTCCTTATTATTTCCCCTAATTGCTGACCATTAAATATTTAACACTGGCGATCAAGACAGTGCTAAAGTGGAGGGTTACCGGCCCCCCTGAAAATTGTTGAACTTTCATATCTACTCCGAAAAGTAGAAACTCAAGCTCAACTTCCTGACATCGCTTCTCGCTGGTAAAACGATTGCGGACTACAAGTAGTAGCCAGGATATTGTTCTTCCTCCCAATACAATGATTATATATGGGACATAATGGAGCCGTACGCGGCTCCTGCGTGGTGTTTTTCAAGTCTCACACCAATTTTGATGACTATTCACTCAACCTAAGGCTAGGATCATTAGATCCATCTTCACAAGCTTAGATTCAAAGTGAAAAAGCGCGTTAAAACGCACTGAAAAGAATTTATCGACGTCTTTGTCTTCGTCAGGGGTGCGGCCGAAGCCGCGACGCCAATTTTTAAGGAGATTTGGCGAACTCGATACACAAGGTATCATCATACATTAAGCCCGTATGACCAGGGCAATGGGAACATAGTTCCCGATAGTTCATTAGTTAATGACAAATGAACAAAAATGTCACCTATGTTTGGCTAAATAACATAGGGGCGCTGGTGGTATTTCTATTTAAATACACACGACAGCAGACAGTGAACACATTTAGTGTTACACTGAACCGTTTCCAGACATTACGGTTATACTAGAGTCCATCAGAAACCTCTCTTTATAGAGGGGCATTTAATATTTTAGCATACTAAACACCTACGACCGGGGGAATTACC